CTAGAGAATTGACATGATTTGTGTTCTTGTAGTAGCTATCATGATTACCAACAATCAAATGCAGATCAATGTTTCTGTCCCGAAATTGGCCAAAGACGTTATCTTTGGCCCAGGCAAGGGCCGCATAATCAATTCCTTGTCTCGTATCAAACACATCGCCCATATGAACAACCGTCTTGATTCCCTGTTGATCTAGGGTTGGGAAGAAAACATCATCATAAAATGTCTTGAAATAATCATGAAAAAGTTTGGAATTTTTACGAAAGTTATAATGCGTATCAGAAAAACAACCTATTTTCATAGACGACCTCTGGAGTAAATTGAATCCTTAATCGAATTATAATCAGAGGAATTAGAATTATCAGCCCCATCATCAAAGAAAACTTCATTAAAACCAGACTGCTCAAGAATTCTTTCTTTGATGTCCATTTGACGAGTCTCCTTCAATTTTCTTCGTTTGAATGCATTCTCAATAACAGATGTAAAATAAGAAAATGGATTAGATGATCGGTCTGGATTAAAACTCATAATATACTGAATTGAATTCTCAATACCATCTGATATCATATCTTCTTTATATGAATAATTGACCCAATTTGGTTTGTATGATATATGAGTTGCGATTTTCAGTAGACATTCGCCAATATAATTGGGCACTCTGGGTATTGGCTCTTCATTTTCTCTGGCCTCATAAACCTTTTGTCGATAATCGACTAGGGCATTGAAAAAATCCCTGTTATTCACATAATGGACCTTTCTGGTTTTCTTTCTCATTGCTTCCGTGGTGATCATTGGAATATCCCCTTTCTGTTCCTGGTGCCATTATACACCATACATGAGTTTTCGTCAAGGGGTTGACAGGCCGAGCTGAACCGTGTAGAATCAGCCTTGTCGAGGATGAAGGTCATCTAGTAACTAATATATATAAAGAGTACATACAGATACGTTCCGAAGGAACTGGATCCGAAGGATCCCTATTTAAGACTCTCTATATATCTTCTCTAGTAATAATCGAGCATCATTTACATTTGAGACATAACCCATAGCCTTAGATAACTTTTTATATTGTTCTGTTTCTTTATTCATATCAATCTTTTTATTTAAATACCGATCATAAAGGTCATTCATATCCTCATCTAATGACTCTACTATCGTAATAACCGAACTAAGATCAATGATAAACATATCTTCGGTTGTATTCTTTATCCAAGGTTCCATTCTATATGCCAGACCTTGATTTGTTTTTATCTTAGTCATTGTAATGGGCTCATAAAGTACGAGCATAATGCGATTATTCTCGTCACTTGCCGATACTTTAGAGAATATTTCTTCACCACTAACTAATTTAATAACGGCATAAAATTCTTCTTCCATCATTCCTTAAAGTCTATCTGTACAATATCGTAATCAAATCGTTCTTCATTGTAAATTCTAATTCTTTCCATAAAGTGATTTAGAGTATAGTTCTTCTTGCTCTTGGCTGTACAATCATCTGCAATGTCATATAATCTGGCTTTTTCTTTATTTGATCCCTTTCTCAAGACTCTACCAATACTTTGCAGAGTTCTGATTCTGGATTTACTAGGTGAGGCAAAGATAATGTTGTGTAAATTATTGATCGAGATGCCAGTGCTAAAAACACCATAGCTAGCCACGATGATTGCATTATTTTCTCTTTCTGTTATGGCCCGAACCTTTTCTCGATCTTCAACATCAACTTTACCATGAACAAAGAATATTTTCCTATCACTTTGATTAGAAGTATTTATTAGGTCATAAATTGGTTGTCCATGGCTCTCTACTCGTGAGAATAGAATTAAAGTATTTCCCTTCAGATCCAGAGCAAGATTCTTAATGAACTTATTTCTTTTCTCATGAGTAATTAAATACTGTATCTCATCCTCATAAGTATCAAATCTCTTTGGATTATGTTTAAGGACAAGACAGTTAATATCTAACTGCGATGCCCTACCCTTCTCAATCATTTCTTTTGTATTGATTGTCTTATACACAGGGCCAAATAGACCGGCAATGACTAATTCGTGTGTCTGAGAGTCCTTACCGCCATTGGAAAGTGTTCCGGTAAAGCCAAAACGATATTTTGCATGATGGCATTTCTTCATAATATCAATCAGACTCTTTGACTTGTATTGATGAACCTCATCTCCAATTACACAGTCAATATTCTCAAAGAAGGACTTATTCATTTTTGTCAATGATTGCCATGTAGAAAGGATCACAGGCATGTCAGTTTGCTTTTCCTGTCCCGAATAGATCATATGACAATATTTTTCGGCTTCCCAACCATATTCACAGAAGTTCTTAATTGTCTGATGAATAAGGGAAGTTGTCGGAAAGATAATCAGAGTTTTGAGTTTTTTGGAAGCATAATATCGAGCCAGTGCATAGATGATAAGTGTCTTTCCTGAAGCAGTTGGTGATATGATAGTTTTTCGATTAAATCTCAGACATTCGTAGATTGCATTGATCTGATAGTCATATGGATTCACCTTCGGTGAAGAGTTCTTCAGAATCGCTCCCAGATAGCCCTGTGTGCCCTCAGAAGAGGCCTCTGGGTTGATCTCGAAGGGTAACCCGTAGAAGCGGTTTTGTTTGAACTCGTAGGCGTATCCGTGGGCTTTTATCTTGGCAATGACACGATCCAGAAGACCTGCATAAATTTCGCCTGTTGCAACCGATAATAGAGTGATTGTTCCATTCCATCCAGTTTTACGAAACTGGGGCATGAACTTTGCGGACTCTAGAGTAAATGTAAAATAAGGCTGCAACTCATAAAGAATATGTGGTTCACAATGAAGTTTGATGTAGACTTCGTTTTTCTTTTCTATTACTACGTCTGCTGCCATGGAGATTCATAATCTTTTTATTATTTATGGGCAATAAAAAAGAGGGCTCGTGGCCCTCTTGAGTATATTATGATCAGCCTCTGTATTGACTGAGTTTATCTTTAAGTTTTTGCTGTCTTTCTGTTGGTTTTGGTTGATAATCTGGATGATTTCTGACTCTTCAAACGGTTCTTTTGACACCATCTCGCCAACCTTTTGAAACACCCATATCTTTCAGTTCTTGATCACGACGATTATCGGATTCTGATTCACCGAGAATATTGGCCAGCCATTCGTCGCTCATGTGGGTCATAATGACTTCGGCGCTTCGGGCATCGTCAGCATAACCTTCTGACAGTAGATGATCTAGAACGACATCGTATAGGTCATGTGATTCTGGTAGAAGCCTAGGGCTTTTTGCTAAAGGTTTTTTTCTACCTCTGGCTCTTTTATGCTCCTCTGGTTGCGGTGGGCGTTCATAATATGAAGCTGGGTTTATTCCCATGCGATATCGAGACTGACTTCCTCTACCAAAGCTAGTTTGGTCTTCACTTGGTTTAAGTAAATTTGAAAGAATTTCTGCTTTTTTTATGTTTCCGCTTCTCCGAGCAGCCGTTTCTAATCTGCTTCCTTTATAATATCTAGATCCAGTGAGTTCTTCATCAATATTCTCTTCACTATAAACACCATTGTAATAAGATTCGGTTAAATCCCTTAGTTCGTCTGAGTTCATTTATTCTACAAACATTTATTTCTATTTATGTAAATCAGAATCCTGCCGTGAATTTTAGATGCTCAATGGCATTCTTAATGTGATATGTGCGTCCGTGAATCATCTTGATAATATCCAGAAGATAATCAATGATGGTTTTGTAATATTCAATTTTCATTGTTATTTTTGATACTTCTTTATCTGCCTCAATGACAGCTGGTAGTTCTCTTTTATTGTAAATGACGTTTGATAGTTCTTCTGGATCGTCTCCCTTTCCACTGAGATATTCGCGTTTCTTCTTCACTATTTGTTTCTTGTCTTCTTCTGCCTTTGTTTTTAGTAAATTGATTTTTATGAGAATATCATAATACTTTGAATGAAGTTCTGGTATCTTCACTGATTCTAAATGAAGATTATCTACATCAATTTTAGAATCTTCTCTCCACATTACCTGAATATCATTTATATTCATAGAGCTTGTTTCCTTTATTATCAGTCACTTCAAAGTAAGTGTATTTGAACTTTACTTCGGCAGTGAAAGGGTTGGCATCGGTTATTGTAGCATCAAAAATCAGTGTTGTCAAGTCATAAGGAAAAAGATCATAAAATCGAACCTGGAAATTTGATCTTTGGTTACTACCCAGAACAAAAAGAGTTCCATCAGAATAGATGTTCATGGCAGAATTTAGTCTGGTCGAGATCTTATCGCCTTGTTCTTGTAACTTATAGATTTGTTCTAATGTTTCTGGATATCCGAGTCCCTTGATCCAGTTGTATATTTCCATATAATTTGTAAAGTCTTCATCAACAAGAAACCGAAGATTGAAATCTTGAAAATCAATCTTGTTTCCTGGTTGTGAGATGTCCTTTAGATATGTTGGTTGTTTGGCAATCTGCAATGTCATTGAGGGAATATTTGCAGTATTGCTGAAAAAAGAAACTTTGGGTGTTCTGGTCAGAACAAACTTAAATTGAGTTGGATATAGAAAATTTCTGTTTTCTATTTGTCCTGGGATATTACAATCGGCCATTTTTTAACTATTTATGGGTGGTCAGTGGCTCAAGTGGCACAGTTAGGGTGGTTGATGGTGGTTGGATGCTTATGATGTAGGTGGTCACTTGTTGGAGTCTAGATACATATGAGTCATTTATATAATTATGCTCGACTATTCTCTGAGCTAACAAAACATTTTTCTTCTGAACGTAGAGAGAAGATTGAGAAGAAAAAGGAATTATTGCGGGAGGATATGGAGAAGGAGGATAATAAAAAAGAGGGCGGATGGGGCCCTCTTTTGGTTTTTATGTTGAACTATTTGTTATAGTTTATCTTGTTGACTATCTGCGCTGCCAAGGTTGAAGCGGACCATACACCCTATTCGGTTCCTTACCCATCCGTCTACGGGCCTTATTACCAGCTCCTCTATCTTGCATGGGATCATTCGTGCGAATTCCCTGGGTTCCCCTACCACCTAGTTTTCTAAAATGGCTAGGTTCGTCAGTCACATAATCACCGCGAACTGCAATATTAAATGCATTAGCCCTATCTCTGTCAGTGGTATATTTACCACCAAATCGCTTTTGTGCTAGTTTTTCTTTGCGCGGACCCCTACCATGGCTTCACTCATAATATCACCAAGCCATTCGTCGCTCATGTGGGTCATAATGACAGCCGCACTTCGGGCATCGTCGGCATATCCCTCAGAGAGCAGATGATCTAGAACGACATCGTAGAGGTCTTGGGATTCTGGTAGATGCCTAGAGCCAGTTTTTACTCCTCTACTAGCAGCATGAGTCTCTTGTCTATTTTTTGTTTTCTTATTTAAATATTTGCCAATACCAATTTTTGGTGTTCCCAATAGACTATTGTCTCGTAAATGAGGTCTTGAATCGAGGCTTCTAAAATCTCTCCTTGCCCTACCAGTTTTTAGCTCAGCCTCTAGCTTTTTCCTATCTTCATCAATATTCTCTTCACTATAAACACCTTGGTAATATGATTCGGTTAAATCTCTTAGTTCGTCTGAGTTCATTACTTATTTTTAAATTAAATAACTATACTACTATTTAGTATTACACAATTTTTCATCAGTACACTTGCATCTTATGAATCTCAAAGAACTAATTTCAAATAATTGGGAGAAAAATAAATTTATTTCATTGTCATTAAAAGAAGACATAAGATCCAAACTTATTGACGAAACCAGTTTTCTTGATCAACACTATAAAAAGATTCCTCTGAGAAACAGAGCATATGTAGTTCTCCATGACATAACAGAACAAACAATTCCAAAGTGTAAGTGCGGCTGTGGTCAACCGTGTGCCCTGAATGTAACTAATTCTGAGAAGGGATTCAGGGAGTTTGCCAGTGCAACATGTTCTAGAAAAAGTAAAACGGTTCATCCCGAGGCTCTGGTCAAACTAAAGGACTTTGATTGGCTTTATGATCAAAGAATTATCCAACAGAAGTCAGTTGAGTTAATTGCAC